AAATTCCTATATTTATAATACTTGTATAGTCAAAATCACTTTCTTGCCGTTTCATAATTTTCTATAAACCAATTAACTGTTTCTTTTATTCCTACTTCTAATGGTGTGTACTCGAATTCAGGATACAACTCTTTTATTTTTGAATTATCTGATGGTTTTTTAAATTGTCCATCTGGTTTGGATTCGTCAAATATAACTTTACCTTTAAATTTAAATTCAGCAACTAAGATATCAACTAAATCTTTAATTGAATACTCTTCATCTCCACTGAATATTAAAGGTTCTGTTCCTTCATAATTTTCAAGTGTCCATTCTGCTAAACGTGCTACATCTTTCGAATATATGAATTCTCTTAGTGGCTTCCCACTACCCCATACAGTAAAGTCAGTTTTATTTTTCTTAGCTAAATACAATTTATGGATTAACATAGGCATTACGTGCCCGTGTTCTAATGAAAAGTTATCATTAGGACCATAAATGTTAGATGGAATTATTGACGTATAATTAATACCATATTGTTCTCTATAGGCATTAATTTGAACATCTGCCATCCTTTTAGCATACGAATAAGCATCGTTTGATGTATGTGGAACACCTGTATGGATTTGGTCTATAGTAAGTGGATAAGTTACTTTATCTGGGAATACGCAAGTTGATAAGAATGCTACTAAACGTTTTACACCTGCTTTACGAGATGCTTCAATTACGTTAGTATTAACCATTAAATTATCATAAAAGTATTCACCTTTATAATTTGAATTACCTCCAATACCTCCTACTTTACCAGCACAGTGTATTACACCTTCTGGTCTAATAGTTTTAAATAAGGCTTCTGTTTGTTTTCTATCTGTTAAATCGCAAAATTCACGAGTTAATTTAAGTTCGGATTTCATGGCTGAACCTACTAATCCTCCACCTCCTGTAATTAATGTTTTCATAACGTTGAATAAAATTCGTTTTGTGCTCTTTGTCTATCTATATCCTTAATATGATATAAGGCATATGAATCGTCTTCGCTTGGTAAATCAGCGTATGTTTTCCAACCTACAATTTTTTCGTGGACTTTATTTACCCACTTTATTTCAGGTTTATTTCGAAATATTCTGTGTTGATTATCTGGCCAGTTTACCCAACCCTGATTATTTAATTGCCATCCCCATCTTATAACATCATTTTGTTCTAAACCTTTAACAATATTAACACGTGGTACAGACATTAAATCGATTTCTTCGTTTGATTCTAATACTTGATGTAATACCGTACTAAATGTTTCTGATAATGTTTCATCGGCATCAATCTGGAATATCCAGTCTTTGGTACAATAACTTTTACCATTATTTTTAAATGAAGCAAAATCTCCATTTAAATCAAAGTGGGTTTTCTTGATTAGCATAGAATCTTTGTTCTTAACAATAAATTCGTCTACTAAAGTAATTACCTCAACTGTAGCCTTAGAATCTAATTGAATGACTAATTCGTCGGAATATTTAACAATACTAATTAATTGCCCTAACAGACGTTTTAAATCTTCGTATTCGTTATATGCTGTTACAAAAAATGATATACCCATATTATTCTTCAAAAAAGTTAATATAATCTAATGCTTCCATAAAGTCATGTCTACTAAATTTCTTTAAGGTAGTCATATCTGTTTTATGTGCGTAATATTCGTCAGTACCAGGTATTTTAAATTTACCTTTTTCTTCTTCTGTTACTTCTTTAACTTTTACACCGGCCCATTCCCAATTTGTAGCATCTGTTCCGTGAACGAATACTGTTCCTTTATTATGAATGTTTATTGTTGTAGGATACCAAACACGTGTTTCATCGTCCATTACTTTAATATCTTTATAAAGTTCTGGGATTGTGTCTTCGTATTCTTCAAAATTAAATTCACTTTGTTTCATGAAGTCTGTAGTTTCAAAACCACAACCGAAACAGAAGTATTTGTTATTTGTAGTGTTTAGTGGTGTTATATAACACGCATCGCTACCACATTTAGGACATATTTGTAGACTGTCTTTCATTATTTTTATTTTTATTTAAGATATAACATACCAGTATCAATTCCAAATTTTCCTTTAGGAATAATATTAAAAGCAATAGATACTCTTTCATCTTCTAGGGAAGGGGAAATATGATGTTGTAGCCATGAAGGAAATATTGTTAATAAATTAGGTTGAGGGGTGATAAGGAAACCATTATAACTCCTGTAATCTTTTTGGTTTATATTAGGTAGAAATTGCCATTTATTTAAAGAAGGGTTTATAAAACCAAGAGGAGAGCCACTTGAAAGATAAAACACACCACTTATATAGCTATTAACATGGCTATGAGCTCCCCCATAACCCCCTTGGTCTATAACAACTCCCCATGAGGAAGCAATTTGGAGGGTTTCATATTCATGTCCTATACTATCCAGATATTTTTTAGCGTTAGATAATATAGACAAATTTAGAGTATTAAATATAGGATCTTCTAATAATTGTTGGTTATTAGTTGTTTTGTAATTATTATCTTGCTTAGATAATAAAGAGGATAAAATAAAATTTTTATAACTCTTCAATTGAACAGAATCTAAACTTAATTGTGTTTTTGAGATAACAGTAGGAAATAAATCTATATAATCCATTAAATATACATTTTAGTAGTAATAGAGCCAAATTCTCCTTTAGGAATAATATTAAAGGCTATTGAAAGTCTTTTATCTAAATTATTAGAAGGTACTGAGTGGATTAACCATGAGGGGAAAATTATTAAACTTCCTTTTTTGGGTGTTATTTTAAAGGAGGTTTTTTTTCTATATTCATGTTTCTTAGCTTTAACAAAATCAGGGGTAAAAGAAGATTTCATAATTGTATTGTTTTCAAAATATATATCTGAACTATCCTCTATGTAAAAAACTCCGCTAAGGTAACTATTACTATGTGCATGAGGGTTAATATACTCATTTTTATTTAAGATATTAGCCCAAGAAGAAGTTATTTGAATATCTTTATAATCATGTCCTACTTCATTTAAATATAATTTTGAATTGTAAAGGATTTGAGTAGTAAGATTATTAAATAGGGGGTTTAATAAAAATTGTTGATTGGTAGATGTATGACCACTGTAAGATGGAATATAATTATCTTCTAAGATTTGGTTTTCGTATTGTTTAAAATCATTAGAAGTAATATCTTCTAAAATTTTATGAAAAATTACTGTAGGAAATAAATCTATGAAACCCATTATATTGGTTTTTTAGGTAATGAGATTTTCTTGATATTAGGTAGCTTAATTTCTACCTTTTTAGGTGCGTTAGCATCCATTATTGCTTCTAGTTTTTCTTGCATTTTTTCAAATGAGAAATTAGTTTTACAATAGTGTGCTAAGCGTTTACCTTTTTCAGCGTATCCTTTGTAACTATTAAAATAGTCTTTTAATAATAAAGCTGTAAAACTTACATCAGCTGAGAACCATTTAGAATCTTTAATAATTAATCTATCTTGAATAGCTGATTCGTGTACTGGTTTTAGTTCACCGGGTACTAAACTTGCGAATTCAGGATTTAAGAAATCTAAATGTCCACTCCAATTTGATGCAATTACTGGTTTTTTACTTTGGGTAAATTCAAGTAACGGACGTCCAAAACCTTCACCTTTAGTTAAGTTAACCATTGCCTTAACTTTAGGGTGGTTATATAAATGGTTAATATCTTCATCATCTACTTCTCCGTGGATTAAATAGATATTAGGTAATCTTCCACTTATGGTTTTTCTAACAGCATCAATCTTCTTAAGGATTTCTTCTCTGTCCATTATTGAAGCTGGGCCAGACATTGTTTTCATAATTAAAGCAGGTTGTTTGCTTTTATTTTTGAATGTCTCTAAAAATGTTTTAACTAATACGGCTACATTCTTTCTATCTTCTCCATATCCTCCTTTTAACCAGTGTCCTACAAACAAGAAACAAAATGCTTCGTTAATAGAATCTAATGATTCTACTAATTCGGTTTTAGGTAAATCTTTAGGTTCGATATAAAAATATTTTTCTAAATCTACACCTTCAAATAATACATCTGCTGTTTTTTCGAATTTAATTACTCCAACAGCTTTACCAGCACCATCTTTTTGTTCGTATTGAGTATTTAATAGAGAATGTAATGCGTGTTTAGATGAACCCAATATTAAATCCATTTTATTAGCACCTTGAATAAACCTTACATCACAGGTGTCTGTTTCAATTCCTGCTGTAATACCAATATTGAATTTGCCAAGTTTTTGGAATTCATCTGGGATAGATATTTGAACCCAAACATCAGGGGCACGTTGTAATTGAGGGGCTATAATTCTATCTAATAATTTTTTATCTTCTTCATCGTTTTCATCTAAAAATCCAAATGGAGTATTCCCCCATCTTTGGGATATAAATTTAACGTCGTATTTGTCTGAATTAACTAATGCCCTTGCTACGTCTCTTGCACGTGCGCCGTAACCTGAAAATGTGTCTAAAGGGCAGCTAACTACTATAAATGGTTTACTCATAACTTAATATACTAATTTGTGTTGTAATCTTTTAACTGGTAATTTGTCTATTTTAACGAAATCAAATTTCTTTCTTGGAGTGAAATTATTGATAGTTTCATCCATGTATTTAATAATATTTTCATTCATTCTTCGAGCTGACATCATTGATTCATCTGAAGTAACCCATTCACGAGCGGCTACACCACATTCTGCTATGTCTTCTTTAGACATTTCATATGATTGATTCATAGCTGTTGCTAATTCTTTAAAATCAATATGGTCTTCGAAAATATATGGAGTTTTTGGTGAACCTACTAATGTAGACACAGCTGGGAATACAGGTATAGCCCATTTACCATGTTTTTTGTATGTTCCGTAATGGTTAGAAGGGAAATCAGCATTGAATTTAATCCAATTACCATCTTCGTCTTCAAAACGCATTTGGTCTTGCATACCACCAGTAACATTAGCCATAATCATAGTTCCGGCCATCATTGATTCAGTTAATGCTAATCCCCATCCTTCAGCGTTAGATGGTAAAATAGTAATGTCTGCTAAATTATATAGGTAATTCATACCCTCAGTTGATAATTTACCGCTTGAGAATCGTACACTTTCGTCTTCACCTAAGAATAAATCTCTTACAGCGTATAAATCTGTACCATTATCATCAATAGGTTGAGTATGTAACACTAATGCTACTTTATCTTTCTTATTTTCAGGTAAATTTTCCTTAAATACTGAATATGCAGCTATAAGGTTTGATATGGCTTTTCTTCTAATGTTTCTTGAGTTAAAGAAGAATACATGCTCATATTCTTTATCACCAAATAATTGTTTTTTAGCTTTTTGTAAATCTTCCCACTTTTCATGTTCTTGGTTGATAAGGAAAAATTGTTCTTCATTTATACCATGAGGTACATAAGCTATAATTTTATCTTTAGCTTTATCTCCTAAAACCACTTTATTGATATTTTCAGTTTGTTTAGATATAGCTAATAATGTATCACATGATTCATAATAGGATTCGTTATACATTGGTGCTGGTAAGTCATCCCAAATGTTCAAATATACCATTGGTACTTTAGTGCGGACTTCGTTTTCTATTTGAAATAACCACTCCCAATATCTTGGGTCTGTAAAGAAAAATACAGCATCAGGTTTTTCTTCTTTAAGCATTTGTCTTAAAACCGTAGAATCTCCATATCCATTTTGTGGATAACAAAATACAGAAGCATCAGGTACACCTACTCTATTACCTGTATCTTGACTTAAGTCAATGCGTTTTCCTTTTTCTGGGTGGTTAATTGCGGCACCTAAATTAACCCAATTGTATTTGTGGCATGTTCCTAATACAATTTCTCGTGCCATTGTTGCAATACCTGAGTGCATGCGGATGTCGTCACAAAGGAATAGTATTTTTTTCCTTTGTTCTTTTGGTAAATAACCTTCTTTCATGTAAACTTTATTTATCTAATGTTAGATTTGTTTGATTGTGAATTTGACTTCTAAATTCATCTGATGTTAGATAGAGATATAATGCTCTATCTGCTAGTTTTTGTAAACTAAATTTTGTTTTGACACATTCGATTTTAAAATTCTCGAATAAGTCTCTGTGTACTTTGACACTTGTTAATTGTAAACCTTGTTTGCTCATAATCTGTTTTATATATATATAAATATACAGATTCCTTTTCTTTATTAACCTAATGTAAAAAATTTTTCATCGGGAGACAAGCCTTCCCCGCATAATTCTCTATTTTTTCCAAATTCACACCAATCACATAATTTAGTTGGACATTTTGGAAATTCTTTATCTATAGGTTGCCCATCAGCAGTATAACATTCTCTAATAAAATTAACAAAATCTTCATTTGCCTCTCTTAAACGTTTTGGGTTATCTGTTGGTTTAAAACTTTGTATACGATATGCTTGGTGTGGTGATTGTAATTTGTCATCATCGAAATCTAATACTTTACGTTTAACAATAAAGAATTCTACTCTAATTTTATCTTTAGGAACTTTAAATAGTTCTGAGTAGTAATTTTTGTAAAGAAGTAATTGTTGTGATTTTGTAATGTCTCCTTTTTCCCATTTACTCCATCCCTTAGTAGATGTTTTAATATCATATATTATATATTCTCCACTACTTTTATCTTTAACAACTAAATCGACATACCCCATATACTTGATATTAGGGCGTTCTTTAATTGGTTGTAAAATTAATGGAATTTCAATTCCTACTAACTCGGATTGTCTTGGTGAAAAGAAAGCCTTTCTACCTCTTTTATGTTTCTTGAACCATTCTAAAATGGCAACACCATCTTGGAAAAATTCATTCATCTGTTCAGGGGTAGAAAAATGTCTATCTTTGTTTTTCTTTTTGTACTTAGAATATTCATCCGACATTCTTTCCTTAAAGTACTTGCGAATATCAATGTTATCTGCTTTGGATGCAGATGTATCGTACATAGTTTGTAGGTAATGTTGTATAGCCTCGTGCATCGCTGTTCCAAACACAAAATGCATGTTTGGTTTATCGTCCCTAAGTTTCTTTACATATTGTAAATACCACTTGTGGGGGCACGACTTGTACATTGAGTACTGCGAAAATGATACTACTTTGTCTGTTGCGTAATTAACTTCCAACTTCTTCTTTTAAACGTTCGATGTATAATGTTGCGTCCATCAATTCTTCCTGTAAATGTAATAACCAGTCTTGTAAATTCAAATCATCTCGCTCGAGAGTTGTATTGTATTTTTTAATACCGGTTTGTGAGCGTTGTTCAAATCTTTCCTTTACTGCTTGAACGTATTTGTCTTTTTTATCAGGAAAGGTAGTGTCTGAGTACCATTGTGCACCCGTTGTAGGTTTGTCAATAGTCATAGTATATAACTCTTTGTTTAAACTCATATCTTCGAAATATTTTTTTACTGAATCACTCATTTTAATTGGATTTAGCATAAAGCCAGCCTGTAGCTATATATTTTTCACCTGATAAGGGGGGGTTGCCTCTATGGGTGTGGGTGAAATAAGCGGGGAAGAGAAGTATTGTGCCTTTTTTAGGTTTTATTCTTTTAGATTGAAATAAAAATTCGGTTTCTCCCCCTTCTTCAACATCATTAAGATAAATAATATATGCTAATAATCTTTGCCCTACGGGACTGTTAACTCTATGGTTATTTTCAAAATGCCATAAATGATACCCTTGTGAAGGAAAAGTTTTTTGTAATTTTACCTCATTAAGAACATAATCATCAAATTCTTCAACTCTAAAATGATTTTCGACATAGTTAGGACAAATTGCATTTAATACAAGATTTTGAACATAATCGTAATACTCTTTATTAGCGTCTTCTAAGTTTAAAGATAAATCATTTTGATTAATAAAATTAAAGGGTTGGTTTAATTTAAAATTTTCATCTTTATTTTCCCTTCTTAAATATTTTTCTAATTCTTCTTTACGATTTATTGTATCTTGAGATTTATTAAATAAATTAATAAGATCCTCACACATATCTAAAGGAAAAGCATTTTCGAATACCCCTATACAATTATTATAAGTAGCTTTCATATTACCCTAACAAATTGGATTTATTTTTTCCAAAATAATTTTCTAGAGCTTTTAGTTTATCATCAGCATCAACTAACATTACTAAAGCTTCAGTAGCATTAGAATAAAAATCAGTTGTAGTATGATCTCCAATCCCTACAGCATTATTAGATAATAATTCAAGGGATAAGAGGGCTTTAGCTCTTTCAGCTTCAGCCTCTGTTTTTAACATTTTATATAAATGTGGTTTCATTTTAATAATTTTTTAATTTCTTTATCACTTATACCTATTAAAGAAAGAATATTTTTTATCTCTTCTTTACCTAATAAGGGTTCAAATTCAATTGCTTCTCTTGTACTAATATTAAAAAAGGAAGCTAATTTATCTATAACCTCTTGATTATATGTCTTTTTACTTGGTTTAATATACTTAAAGAATGTTTTTTTCTGTGGTATAGTTTTACAATAAAAAGCATATAATTGTTCTTTTGGAAGATACTGATATTTTTGAATTAGATTAACCAATTCAATGTTCTCCTTCTTCATACTGATAAAGCGATTTATCATGAATGGGTTAAAAGAACCTTGATCGTCGCTTGTAAACGACGACCATGGTTTCTTTTCATAACTAATCTGTCCTAACCAGTCAAATATTGTCATTATGCGTATTCTTCTCTTAGTTCTTTTGGTAAAGTCTCATCTAAAATAGTACCATCTGTTGGATCGTAAAATACTGGGATTGGAACAATAGCGTCTTCACTAGTTCCAGTGATAAATTTAGACACTTTACGTAGTATCATTCCTTGTTGCCAAACTTTACCTCCAGAAGGTGTGTCAATTGCTGTTGTTTTGGATAAATCCAAATTCATTTGTGGTTGTTCCATTAGAATGGTTTTAATAAGTTAGCGATACATCCCATAAAGGTAATTTCTTTATCCGGAGCCATTACGGATTGATATTGTGATTCGGCAATAATAATAGTACCTAACACTGGGTTATGGAATGAATCTAAATTGTTATATAAAGCTCTGTATAATTCATTGTAATCTCTAATGTTTGAATCAGCTACGATTTGACGTATTTGATTAAAGGCACTAGGTTCGTTAGATGAAATCAATTCAACGATTTTATCTGTGTATTGTTTTTGGTTTACAATCTTTTTATTAAGTTCAAGTTTATTGTCTTTAATACATGATTGTAATAAGTTTAATGTTTTTCTAATATCGGGATATGTTTTGTTGATAATTTCAACTAAATCCTCTTTATTAAATTCAACATTTTCTTCTTGTAATATATTAACACATCTTTTAGCAACCTCACCTTTTGATGGGGGTGTTATTTCATATACGGATGTTCTAGATTGTA